TTCAACCATTGCCATTTCTAAGTAATCTTCAAAACGTAAACGAGTTTCAGATTCAGCTTTTAAATACCATAAGTATCCTCCAGTTCCATCTTCAGTAGCAACTTCTACCCATCCAATCTGAGCAGTGTCAGAACCATTAATAGTATAAGTACTTCTAATGATTATTGGAGAGTTTGAAAATTGAGTAAAGCTAGGATCTACAGTAACCATAGGGTTAGCGTTAGCAGCGTAAGTATTTGCTCCTACAGCTGCGTTTGCAGTTGAAGTTCCTTTCTGAAAATCAGAACCGTAAACAAATATCTTTTTTCCAGCACCGTCAGCGATACCAGCAGCAGCTAAATTAGCGAAACCATAAGGCTCTACAACTAACTGTCCTGGATTACCTCCTCCACCTGCTAAGCGAGTGTCAGAAGTTCTAACGAAACATTTTGCTTCACCACCGAATTGATCCATTACAACTATTGTTGCACCTGGAGAAATTACGTTTACAATTGGCACAGCAGCACCCGCAGCTGTAACAGGAATTGTAATTGTTCCCGCTCCAGAAGCTGAAGTACAGTCGTTGTAAGCAATGTGTAATCTATTTTGTTCAGACCAAATTACTTGATCAGATGTCATTGGCATTTCAGCGCCAACCATTCTTAAAAATCCTGATAACGTTCTGTTACCATATCTTTCTACCTCTGCTTCGTAAAGCTCTGGTAGGTATTGTTGTGAGAAATCGTTTTGTCCACCTGTAAAATTTAGGTAGTTGTTTGCCAACGTTTGTTGTTGTTGACTTGGTACGATTGAACCAAATTGCGGAGCAATTGCCATAATTTTAATTTTTAATTAGTTAAACTTTTTAGTTTTAATTTTTAGTTTTGACGAGTCTAACCCACTAATTGCTTTAACTTTTAATCCATTTATAAATACATTTCCGTCGGCAACTCGCCTAGGTTCGTCTTTAGATGGATTTTTAGATCCACTGATTATGCTTTTTACACCATCAGCTTTTCCTTGTTCGTAAAAATGATTAGCAAGTTTATCTGCGTTCATAGCAGCATACATCGCTTTATGGTAACCTGCAGCATCTGTCATTAATCCTTCTTCGTTTGTATATTTACCCACGAAATTTTGTACGTCAGCTTGTAGTTCACCTACTTTAACCGGATCTTTAATTCCATATCTAAATCTTTTTTCCCCAAGATTAAATTCAAAACCTTTGAATTCATTGTTGAATAGTTTTTTAGTTCTGTCTCTAAAATCACCGTGCATTTGTGTAGCAACTTCTTGTTGCTGCTTATATTGGTCATAAAAGCTAATAGCTTCTTGTTGCTCTTGAGTAACGCCCGGTCTCAACTTGATCTCGTCGTAATATTTGCTCTTAGAACTTTCAAGAAATTGTTTTGCATTTGCAACCTCTTCCTTAAACGCAAGTTTTTTCTTACGTATTTCTCTTGGCTCATCTACATCTTCATCAAAATCAAAATTATCTTCCATTAAAAAGCTAATTTCTTCTTGATCTAAATGTGGTTTTGCCTTTGTATAATATTCTCTTAAAACATCTTTAGAACTGTAAGAGTTGTAGTCTTTATTTAAAGCTACATAATCTTGTACAGTTCCGCCGGTTTCTTCCATAAAAGATACTAGCTTTTCGATATTTTCTGGTAAAGGTTTACCTAAGATTTTTTCATCTCTTTGTGCTTCTTTAACTTCTTGAGCTATTTCCTTTACCTCTTCTTTTGTTATTTCTTGGATGGGGGTAATTTCTTCAACAACCTTTTCGGGCTTTGATACTTGTTCGTCCATTCCAGAGCTATCTCCGGTTTGTTCGCCCACATCCATCTTCTTTGTTTCTCCGATTTGAATGGCATCTTCTTCTTTGTTTAGAGCCTCAGTAGGTACTTCTATTTTTATAACCTCTGGAGCTATCTCACCTGTTGCTTCTGGTTTTGTTAAATCAACCTTAGTTATTTCTTCCTTAGATTGTAAACTTAGATTTTTAGGTTTTCTTTTTTTAACTTTGAACTCGCCTTCTTGTTTAACGGGTTCTTGTGGTTTTGTTTCTTCTGACATGATAAAATATTATATAATTATTAAATAGTTAACTAGGCGGCATTATATTTTGTAAACCAAACGTGCCTAGTTGTGATGAATCTCCACTTTCAAAATCTACTGGAGCTGAATCATTTTGTCGTTGATTTATTAATTGACTTTGTTGAGTTCCTTGTAATTTAACTCTTTTATCTTTTCTATCCTCTATTTTGTTTTCTTTTTCAGACTCTACGCCCATTTTTATTTGAGCTAACTGTTTTTGATATTCAAACTCTTGAGCCATTAGCTGTTGCTTAACCGTCATCTCTGTTTGCATCCTTTGAATCTCAAACTGTGATTTAGCTTGCTCTACTTGCACCTTTGATTCTGTCATAGCTTGGTTTTTTTGAACCTCAGCCATAGCGGCAGCCTCTGTAGTTTTAGCATTTGCCTGTGCTTGCGCTTGAATCATTTGTTGTTGTTGTGCCTGTTCTCTTGCTAGTTTCTTTTTTCTTTTCTGCTTTAACAGCTGATTAGCTAATTTAAGGTTTTTTATTTGCCTTATATCTATAGCGTCTTCTAAATCAATACCTCCACTTTGTAAAGCTATTTGTATGTTTTGCTCTAACTGAGCTTGAGCTTCGTCGTCAGGTTCTAGTTCTAAGAATATACCAAAATCATGTAGATTAAGTGTGGCTATTTCAGCTAACGTACTAGCATTAAATAGTGATATACTCTCTATTAAAGCATTTTTAGTTAAAGGAAAAGAAAGTACATCAACCATTTTTAAAGATATGTTTTCACATATTCTAAGAGCAAGAAACAAGCTAGCTTGATTAACGTGCTTAGTTGCTATATTAGATTGATTAGCAGCCATCTTTGCTATACCTACTAAAGCGTCTTTATCTTGCATGCTACCATCTCTAGCTTCGTTAAGACCTGTTACATCTCTTATCATTTGTAGATAATAATTGTAAGTCATTATTAAGCTTTGTAGCTTAGCACTTCCAGCTGATGACTGTAGTTCTTGAATAGGTACTTTACCTCTATTAAGCTCTCCATCTTGAGTTAAGGATCTACCAACAATACTACCAGTTTGGAAATACATATTCAATGCTTCAGCCGGGTTGTAGTTTGTACCATTACCTAGGTCAACTTCAGCAAGCCCATCCATATCTAAGAATACACCATCTGGTACCATTCTAGATAAAACTTGCTGCATTTTCAAATGTGTTATTTGAATCATGTCAGCAAAACCTGTTATCTTACTTACTATAGACTCTATTCTACCCTTGTACATTCTAGGAGCACATATAGCATAGTTCATTTCAACTTTAGTGCTATCAGAATTAGGTCTAGTCATGTTTTCAGCAAGTTCCCATTTTAGCATTATATCTGTACCAAGAACTTTTACGCCTGAATATAAAACCTCTATAGTTCTAGAAACTCTATTATATGTATCAGCAGGAGGTGGATTAAATTCGTCTGTTTTTTGAATAACTTTTTCTAAACCATTTTCAGTGTTTTTTAACTTAAACACTTGGTTCATGTATGTTTTATATTCAAAATACATAACTTGAACAGTGTTACTATCGTAATTACCCCACCCTGTTATATACTGCCTATTACCTGGCATTTCCTGTATTCTTTGAAGTTCTCTTTCTGGTATATTAGGAAATTGTTTTTTTAGTTCAGGTATTGTAATAGATTTAACTTCACCGACATAGTAAACATCTTCAAAGTTAGGGTCTTCTGTATATGAATATATTAAGTTAGCTGGATCAACGTAGTCAACAACTATACCATTTGTTTTGTTGAAACTTGTCTTAGCACAAGCAATACCACAGACAACTAAATCCTCGTTTATTCTTCTTTTTATCAAAGGCCACCTATTGCTAGCCAATGTAGTTGTTATAGCTTCTTCTTCTGCTATTTCTACTGATTGCTTGTAGGAAAGCTGCATGTGAAGTTCTAATTCCTCATTACTTTGAGGTAGTTGTTCGTCTGGTATTTTTGACTGCTTAGCGTCAATACCTAAAGCTTGTTTTGCTTGCTGCATTAGCTCTTTAGCGTACATATCTTCCGCTATAGCTTGTGCATACTTTGTTCGTTTTTTTACAGACTCTGGATCTTGGGAAAAAGCTTTAATTTCAAACTCCTTATTTGATATACCATTTACTACTATATTTACAAATTTTGATATAACAGGAACTGGCTTCCAGTCTAAATTTAAATAAGACAAATCACCATTTATAGATAATTCGTCTTTGTATTTTTGAACAGATTGTTCTCCTCTAGCGTACAGTCTTAGATTATGAAAATTATTCCAACTCGTAAGGTATCTGTTACCGTTTGTTCTACCTTGATTAAACCACTCAGTTTCAATAGCAGAAGCTACTTGAGAGCCGTACTCTCTTGAAGCTTTTTCAGCGTCTGGTACTACCTGACTAGGAAAAGCGCTATTTGAATTAGTATATATTTTCATTTATTCAATTATTTTTGACAATGTACCTTTATTATTATATCTTTTAAAACCTAAATTGTAAGAAGGTCTTTTGAATGTTGGGTTTGGTTTATACTTATTTTTATTACAGGCCATAATAGCTAAGCCTGAACTTATAGATGCATCATGTGATGTTCTATTGTTTATATTAAATTTAGCCCAATCTTCAAGAGTTCTTTGGAAATAAACATCGCCATAGTTACCATCATCTTTTAAACCAACATGATGTTCTATGTAAGATTCTATAGCTGCAGCATGAGCTTGCTTTATGTCTTCACTAGAGTTTGGTATTCCACCTATCTCTCTTTCTGTAGTTGATAGTTTACTGTATTTTTTATCTGGTCTGTTTATAGAATAACCTCTATAGCCTCTACGTTTAAAATAGTACAATAGTCTAGGTTTATTGTTTTCAGCAAGTATTGGCATACCGTAAAAAACACAAGCCATTAATACATCTTCAAAAAATATTTCAGCTGTTTGAGGTCTAGATATATATTCTAGGAAAAAATGATTTGATGGAACGTTATCCATGTTAAACTTAGTTAAACCATGTAAAGCCCCATTAGATCCTCTTCTATCTACAGTTCCAGATATATCGTAACTATCACAGCCAAAAGCCCCCATGTAATCATTACCAGGCCATTTAAGTCCATTTTTCTTTATAACACTATTTTGCATTTCAACAGATGGTATCCAGGATACAAAAAATCTACCCTGCTTGCTAGGCATAAAGACAACTTTAGTATCTTTAACACCATTAACCCATTGGAAATTGCCTTGTGTTATTATTCCGCTGTTTTTTAAATCAGCATTCCAATCTACTTGTTGGTATATTTTAGTAAGATTAAATAAAGATGATTTAGCCTCATCTCTAAATGCGTGTTCTTCTGTTCTTGGAAACTGACGGTAAAATTCGTTTAAACCATCTTGATCTTCTTTTAAACCATTTACTTCATTTTGCCAGTATTCAATTACACCTATTTTTATATCAGATCCATGCGGATCTTTTACAGCTTTTTTAGGCGTGTCGAAGACAGGTATGCCATAAGAATCAATGTATCCTTCGTAATTCCATTCCATAGGTATGAACAAAGAATATAGTCCCGAGCTAGTTTGCCCATTGGCGTTTCTTTTTGTAACATCTGAAGCGTTATATAGGTTTTTAAAATTATCTCCTCCTTTATCTAAAGCGTTTGATGTACTTCCCATCATGCACTTACCTATGACCTTACTACCTAGTCTTAATGTTGTTTTCGTAACCCTCCAGTTATTGAGGATGTTGTTTGGTCTTTCCCATTTACCTGATTCATCATGAACGAGGAGCTTGAGTTTCTCTCCATCATAGGAGTTATCCCCTGTGTTCTTCCAGTCGATAGTGGTGTCAAGACCGGTAATTTCTTGTACTTTTGTATTGGCGTCAAGCTTTCTACGGGTGAATTTAGAAGCGGGAACTCTGTAAGCAAGCTCGGTTTTTGGCCTGTCCATACCATCTTGGATCGGTTTAAAAAAGAAAGGGTAGTTAACGGAAATTGGTACAACTTTATCTGTGAACATCTTTTTAGCATCGGGACCAGATTTGGACAATATGCCGAACCGTGAATCCGTGGATATTGTAGCAAGGTTGACCGATTCAGCTGAGGACATAAATGAGAATCCTGATCTACGGTTTTTAAGATAGCACATTCCATATGATCTTGGGTCTGCTTTGCAAGCCTCCCAAAAGATGTAGAATAATCTATTTGATTCCCTAAAGTCTGGTTTCCCAACATCAATCTTGGACCACTGCAAGTACATGTAATGAGTACCAGTGATATAAGTAGGAATGTCTTTGTTAACAAACCAAAAACCTTCTTCACGTCTAGTAAATTCTTTGTCAATATAGTCATACCATTTTTCTTTAAAATCTAATGGATATTCTTCCCAGTCGAATACAGATTTAATTTTTTTTAATTGCTTAGGGTATTCAGAATAATTCCACTTATTGTTTTCAAACTTTACGACTTCATTTTCTTTTGGCAGAGCTATTTTAAGATTCTGTATTTCATACACCTCTCCTATTTGACCTGTCTTACTTATTACTACTATGTCATATTCCTCATTGTAGCCATATTCCCATTTCTTATGTTTGTTCTTGTGATTTAAAGTTTTAGAATCAACATAGTTTTTTAATACTTTATATAGAGTTTGCTCGTACATTATCTAGATCTACCTTCAGCAAAACCTTTAAAAGCTGTTTCTTCTTTAACTTTTTTAGGTTTTTCATTTAACAAGTCCTCTTCTTCCTGTATTCTATTTAATATTTCAAAGGCATCAAATATAGCTAACTTTTTTGTAGCCGCTGCGTTTTTTAGTCTATCTGCTGATATGTCATCATCAGAATCAACAATAGCCTCTTTAGCTACTTTTATTAACTCCTCAACTGCTACTTGCCCAGCTTGGATTATATTCCTTTTGGTTTTGTTGATCTCCATACTTAATTACAATATCATTTGATTTCATACAATACAACCGCTCTTTATCTACAATGAAGTCATATTCACCATAAGGCGTGTAGCCTACAGTGTCACCCTCGCTTATTCCTAGAGCTTCTAAGGAGCTATTACCTATTTTAAGTATACCAATAAGTTTTTGCTCTTTACTCACTTCTAAACCATCTTTATTAACTAGTGGTTTTATAAAACATCTATTGTTTATAGATTTCCATTTGTCTTTTTTCTTATAAAGATACACTTGATCTAGTGCACAAAAATATAAACCATCAACAAATGACGATCTACTTTTTTTCTTAACACCTTTCATGTCGTAGAACGTGCGAAAAACATTGTGATGTATAACTATGAAGTCACCTTTATTTATAGGTGTTTTAAATGCTTTAGGAATTTCTACAACCTCGGCTATGTTGTTAACGAATTTAAAACTTTCTATTTTAGTATTAAGTATTATTTTTTTATTACCTATTTCTATTTCGTTATCGTATTCGTTTCCAACCGGTCTAACTATAAAGTCGTATAAGCTTTTCATTAGTATTCTAAATCGTACTCAACGGATATAGCCATGTTAGAGTTAAACTTTTTCCATGGCAATACCTCGTTGTTTTTCTTTATATGTATATTATAAGAATTATCTGAGTCTTCAAAAAGTATATGTGATATTTCATGACCACCATAAACTTGTTGACCTACAGAGTAATGCATAGCATCATTTTTGTAGTCAGACCCAATACTAATCTTTCTAATATTATTTGTCATCTTTCTGCTCAATGTCTGTATAAGAACCATCTTTTAAGTCTATATTGACTTGACCATACTGATCTTCTAATTCTTTTTTTGTTTTATCTATTTCAGCAGTTATTTCTTTAATAGCAGCGTGTGTGTTTAATTTTTGCACGTCTAACAAACCTATATGTCTTAACAGATCATTCATCTTAGTCTGTTGCTCAGTTACAGTTTTTAATTGCTCTTCTGTAATCTTGTTTACTTCCATTTCTTTTACTTTACTCATAATTTAATTTAATTTAATTGTTTTTCTTAATAATCTAATTCCACCCAAAATCCATACGGCTAAAAAAAAGCATGGAAGAAGTGTTAATGTCATGTCCCACGAATATTTTTGTGTAACTGGATTTTGATTTAGCATGTAAGCTAAAAAATAATATCCAGGCACTAATAACGTGTACATTACTAGTTTTAAATATTTCATTTTATTTTATTTAATTAATACTCTTACTATTTATTATTACTTATAGATTTGAATTTTTCCACACCTCGTGATCCAAAGTAAGCTATATAAACAGTTGTAAGTAACTGTTTTAATAATCCAATCCACTCTTGCTCTACAGTAAAAGATATTTCATGATGACTATCAACCCATATAAAAGCTATAGCCATAATAGATAAAAATATTAAAGCCATAGGTCGTGTGTTTTTAGAAAGCCATGAATCTGATTTCATATCGCTTTCCCAACGCCTTGTTATTTGACTCTCTGCTTCAGCATTAGCCTTATCCATAATTTCTTGGATTTGCTTTTTAATTAGCAGCTTTTCCTCTTCTGTGGTTGTAAGCTTATCAATGACGTCACCAACTTCTTTGATGACGCCACCCGTAAGCCATTGAATTATTTTTTTCAATTAAAATTTACTTTTTAAGTAAGATAAACCTCTACCTAACATAGTACCATCTTGATTTGCATCATTAAAAACAGTATCTCCATCACCTACTGGTTTATTTGTTCTTGAATCACTTACGTATCCAGTCTTAACAGTTGGTGTTTTAATTTTATTTTCTGGTGGAAAAAAGTTAGCTCCAATCTTAGTTTCTCCATATCTATTAACAGATCCGGCTGAACCTCCAGTTCTTCTAACGCGATTTAAGTAATCACCAGGATAAGTATCATCAGATCCAGTGCTATCAAAAAGCATTGAATTAGCAAGTTTACCGCCCATTGATAAGTCCTTGTGTTGAGGATCGTGAGTAATAGTTAAATTATTACTTGCTTTTTTACCTACTAAAGATCCTCTACCCATTCCTCCTGTGTTTGGGTTTAAACCGTAAGATCCACTAGTCTTATGAGTATGCACTCTGTCGTCATCTCCATGTCCTTTATCAGCTGGTCCATGCTTCATGTATTTAGCAGCGCCTCCATTAGTCATGATATCTTGAACTTTAGCAGCTCCTTTTTGGTAGCAATTTTTTCTTGCTGAACCATTAAAAGATTGGTTGTAACCCATTCTTGAAGCTCCTTTACCATCTTCAGCATAATCAGGCACACCATTTCCGTTTGCGTCTGGTTTTTTCTTAGCAGCTCCTTTTTGGTTTGCCGCTAACTCCTTTGCTGGAGCACTTGGTTTTTTAGCAGAATAACTTCCGCCATCTTGATTTGTTTTCATTTTTGCCATTGTTGTTTTTTTAATTTGTTTGCTTTAATTTTCTTTCCGCGGCGTATGCGTCTTTTTCCCAAGGACCTTTACCGGCTTGCATTACTGAATAGTCGTACTCTTTTCCTTTAAACATTACTTTACCAGCTCCTTTAGAATCAACCTCATAATCTAATCCAGTGCCTGGATTTTTTAATTCATCTTTGTATTGATCAACGTGAACTTGTTCATGAGCTAATGTTTTCTCTAATTCTACTGGATCTTTTAAGTCTTCATTTATAATGATAACCCCGTTTTTAGGTGTTCTAGCAAATACAGGATCTTCTCCCATATCTCTTTCGAACACAGATGTATTCATCTTGCTTAAATCAAACGGAGAATTAATTTTAAATGCCATATTATCTTCTGTAAGGAAACTTTTCGTTAAACCATTCTTGTCTATTATTACAACCACAGTTAATGTTAAGACCATCAGACACTCTGTCTACGATAGTCTTAACACCTGTTTTCTGTGTGAATTTAGCAATGCTGTCGCCAAGTCCTCTAGATTTCATCTACTATAGAGTTGAATCAGAACTAAATACAGCGCTTGACCAGTACATTTGATTGCTAGATGGTAATCCAGCTCCGTCTTTACCTAACTGGCAAGAAGCAGCTACACCACCAGGGTTAGCTGTTAAAGCTTTTATAATAGATTGAGAAGGCATGTTAGCAGGTACAGTGATTGCAACTGGCTCATCAGCGTTAGCTGGAGTAGCAGCTCCAATAGGGCTTTTTGAAACTTGAAGAGTAAGTATTCTACCACCAATAGTATCTGCTGGTACAGCAGCTCCGTCAGCATGACCAACTCCTAGTCCAACAATTCCTTTTAATGTTACTACTACACTGTAGTTTCCTGCTGCTACAACATCTCCTACGTTTTCAATGTCATCAACGTTTACTAATACATCTCTAGAGTAATCTCCCCCAGCTGCTAAAGTAGCGTTGTTGTTTACGATTTTAAATTTTACAAATTTTGCCATAATTTTTGTTTTTGTTTTTGTTTTTGTTTTTGTTTTTGTTTTATGTGATTTATCAGTTTACTCTGTTTGTTTTAATGATGTTTTTCATCATACTTAAGATCTCCAGCTAATTTTGAAATGTGTTTTTCATCAGCAGTCATATCTATATCACTGTGACCATGTTCATTATCATAATCAATATCTTCTTTTAGATATTTCATGTGGTGTATATCATCAGCTCTTGTAGCCTTGTAGTTGTGTTGAGTCACTCTAGTATGTCTGTGATAGTTACCAGAGTATTGTCCTGTGTATCCTTTTTTTGTATCCATATCTTATCTACCTACTATAAAGTCACTTACTGTTATACCTGTTCCTGCAACTGCTGTTACATAATCTACAGCCACGGGAAGTATAGTTCCTGATTGTAAACCTTCAAATGTTATAGCTTGAGACGGTACTGGTGCACCTCCTGTTGCTGATACCACTCCTGGTAAAATTACAGTTATTTTTGCATCACCAGCTGTACCCATGTCTCCACAGTATATAACAGATGAGTTTAAGTTAGTACCTAATACGCCTGATTGATTTTGAAACTCCCAAGCTGGTCTAACATCTATACTTGCAATCATTGCACCTGTCAATGGCATTGCTTTGCTTATTACAGCGTCTTGTGTTCTAAATAGTCCCATTTATTTTTTTTTAATATTGTTTTCCTTGAGCACACAAAACAGCATTTAAACCTTTATAAGGCACAGCTGCTTTTGATATTTGCATACCTGTTATTCCTGAGCTAGAGCCCATTCCGTGTACTCTACCTTCTTGATCTAATGGTCCGTCCCATATAGCGCTTTCACCTACTACGCCGTGAGCGTTTTTAGATGCCATAGTTTCATTGTAATTTGGATCTGTTTTATGCATAATTTTTTTTATTTACATGTTAATCATAGGGACGTTCATAGACTGCTCTAGCATTTGTTGCTGAGGTTGAAATGTTCCTGTTATCTGTTCGTTTGGTAAACCAAAAGCTTTTTCACTTATAGGGCTATTTTGCATTTGCGATACACCCATCATACTTGGATTAGAAGCAGCTAAAGAACCTTGATCAGAAATATCAGCAGCCATAGCTGAAGCTGGATCTGCAGGGGGAGTTGAACCCACTGCTGGTTGTTGCGCTGATTCTAAAGCACTAACTCTTGACGTTAAGTCTTGAATGTTATTATTACTAGTATTTTGACCAGTTGCTGATTGTGATTGTCTAGCTGCAAGTTTAGATGCTAAACCGCCTAGTAGCCCACCAGCAGATCTTCCGAAGTTCATGAATGGAATCATAATGTATCTTTGTTTACGTTTTTTATGGATTTAGTTAAAACCTTATCCATGTAAGATTTACCGTTAATTATTTTGTTTCTTCTAGAGCTAGTAGGTATTTTTTCATCTCCTAGCATTATCTTGTAAATTCTATTTATTAATTGCTTACCTTTAAAAGAAACTTTATATATATTATAAGTCTGTGTTGTTCTGTTTCTTTTTCTCCAAACAGTTATCCAGTTTTCTTTTATCAATCTAGACCAACGTCTATTATCCCAACTATAAGAATATACACCTGCTTCAAAATCTTTTTTCGTAAAAAGATCTACGCAGTCAAGATATATTAATAACTCTAAATCAGACTCACGTAAGCTGTTGTTTTTACAAGCCCATTTGCGTATTATACGGTAATGTTTTAGCAAGTTTAAATCTTTTAAACTACTTGCGTCTAGCTTTTTCATAAAACAACAACCACATCTTGTGTCTTAATTACGTGGTATGATCTATCGTTAATTTCTATCTTGTGTCCAGCATGTCTATCGTAGTATATAACGTCATCTTTTTGTAATCCAACAACTTCGTCTCCTATCTCAACTACGTTTGCTCTAATGTACCTTATATCGTCTCTATGTAAACCTGCTAAAAGTAAACCACCTTTTGTTTCAGTAGTTCCTTCTTTTATTTTTTCTATTATTAAATTTCTACCTACTGCCTTCATCTATTCTCATGTTATTGATTACACAATCGGTAGATAGTATTGTTGATGCTACGGAAGCTGCATTAATTAAGGCACTTTTAGTAACCAATAAAGGATCTATAATACCAAACTTAACCATATTAACCATTTTTCCTGTAACTACATCTAGCCCTTTGCCTTTAGAAGATTCTAATTGCTTTTTTTGTTCAGATGTTAAAACCACACCAGCATTTGCTAGTAGTGTTGAGAAAGGCGCTGTTATTGCTTTAAGTAATATTTCTTCGCCAATACTTTTTGGTTTTAAAACATTAGAAGCGTTTAACAAAGCAATACCTCCTCCTGGTACAATACCTTCTTTAATGGCAGCTTTTGTAGCACAAATAGCGTCTTCAACTCTATCGCTTTTTTCTTTTAATTCAATGTCAGAATTAGCGCCTATTTTAACTACAGCTACTTTCGCGCTTAGTCTAGCTAATCTTAATTCTAACCCAACTTGAATATGAGGTTTGTTTTTCTTTTTTAAATCTTCTTTTATAGTTGCTATAATGTCTTCAACTTCTTCAGAAACATCATTTACTTGTATTATCGTTTGATCTTGCGTAGATGTTGATTTTTCGCAAACACCTAAATAATCAACATGTATAGAACTTAAGTCATCTCCTAAATCTTCATTTATGACAGTAGCCCCTGTAAGTAAAGATAAATCTCCAAATATTTCTTTTCTTCTTAATCCAAAAGCTGGAGGCTCAATAACATTTATTTTAATATTACCTTTCTTTTTGTTCATCACTAAAGCTGATAGCACTCCTGCTTCTATTTCGCCAATAATTAGTAATGATCTGTTGTTCTTTATAACATATTCTAATACTGGTTGTATTTGCCTTATTGAATCTACTTTTGAATCCATTAAAAGAACTAAAGCGTTTTCTAATTCAGAAACGTTTTTCTCTTTATTTGTTATAAACTCAGCGTGTGAAAATCCTTTATTATATTCTACACCTTCTACTATTTCAACCTTAGTCACACCACCGTCTGACGGCTCCATTGTGACCACACCTGTTTCGCCTACAGCTC